CGAAGTATTCGCGCGCTTCCGAGTCCTCGACCTGGAACGGCCGGATGTGCGGGTTCGCCAGCACGGCCAGTTCCTTCGCCAGCATCGCGATGCCGGTGGACATCTTCATCGCCGTGGTGATGTTGGCGAGCGAGGCGCTGTGGTCGGTGCCGCTGGTGTTCGCCAGCGCGTTGCCGAACAGGATGCGGTCCAGGTTGTTGCCGAGCCAGGTGTCCTTCTGGTTTTCGTCGGCGGCGGCGCGAACCACGTTGCCGTCGTCGTCCAGAATCTGCACCATCGGGTAGTTGGCGCCCGAGGCCCAGGCCGACGACATGCCGACCTTGATGATCCAGTCACGGAGGTTTTCCGCCGACCAGGTGCGCAGGAGCGGGCGCGCAGCATTCAGGAGGTTGATCTCCGTCTTATACTGCGTGGACTTCGGCACCGTGACGGCGTTGCGAATCCACTGGATGCTGATGGGCATGTTGTAGTTGCCCATCGCTTCCTCTTTGCCTTCGAGGATGCCGTTGTTGTAGACGCCCTGCGCCTTCAGGCGGGTCAGGAGCGGGATGTTGATCGTCTTGCCGGCTTCCTGCTCCAGCTCATACTTGGTGACGATCGGCATGTTGTAGCCGGCCCCCATGTAGGGCAGGAACCGGGACGTGCGGACATACTCTTCGAAAAACTTGTCGATCCAGATTTGCTTTTCGTTGCCCGTTGCGAGGACAGTTTCGGCCATAAGTGGCCCTCCATCTAAGGGATGAGCGCCGCTTCACAGCGGTGCGGGGAAATGAGGCCGGTTCACGCGATCCGGCCGCCATCAGGGGATGCGCCGCTTCACAGCGGTGCTTGCGCTTTTGCTCAGGGGCCGAGGAGCCGCGAGACGACCTTCGACCGCTCGTATCCAGTCTTGGGACCGACTGCGGACGGGGCCGTCGCGATGCTGCGCGGCGGGGCTGCGGGGTTGCTCGCGAAAGGGGCCGGCGCGGCTACAGGAGCGGCGGCGGGCGCTGACGTGATGCCATGCCTGGCGACTTGCTCGGCGACGTATTCGGCCAGCGTCTTGCCGCCGAGCGCGGCAATGTCCTGGTGTTTCTGATACGCCTTCACGGCGTAGTCGTAGGGATGTGCGGTCTTCATCGCCTCGGCCAGAACGGCCGGGTTCTGATTGGCCCATGCTTCGGCGGCTTTCACCGTTTCCTCGCCGTATGCCTGCACCGCAATGACACCGCTGATGCGCTGCGTGACGCGAGCCTCGGTTTCCGCGATCTGGCGCTGGTTGTATGCCGCGAATCCATCGGGATCGGCGAACATGTCCGGCACCTTCGGGGCTTCCTTGGCGCGCTCATACTCAGCGACACGGGCCTTCAGGGCGTCGCGCTCGGCCTGCACGGCCTGACGCTTCTCCCGCTCGTCCAGCAGCGCGCCAATCGGGACCGGCGTGGGCTGAACCGCGGGGGTATCGGGATGCCCTGCCCCACCGGGCTGGAACATCGCGGGCACATCCGCCGGGGGCGCGACAGTTTCAGCAACCGGCTCGGGGGCGGGTTCGCTGAACGGCAGCGGCGCGGGCGGGGGCGAAAAATCCTCAACAATGCTCGGCTGATTAGCGCCGAACAGGGCTTCCTTCACTTCCATGTTTCTCTCTGGGTTGCGGCTTAACGGCCCGCTGCCGAAACGCCCGATTTCAGCCCGGCGGCGGCTCTCTCTGTGCAGCTTCCCGCTCGCGGTCATGCTGCAATCTCATCCCGACAGCCTGCAGATTGCGGTCCTGCGTGGCGTTGTCCTCGCCCGCTTCCTCGCGCGCGGTCTGGTGGTGGATGTTCGCGGCTTCCATGCCGGTCTTCAGCGTCTGCGCCTTCTTGAGCGCCGCGCTGGCCTGCGTTTCCTGAACCTCGGCCGCTCCCTTCGCCAGTTCGATCTGCGCGCCCTGCATCGCCAGCTGCTGCTGCATCTGCTGCATCGGGTCCGGCTCCTGCGGCCCCTTCATGTTCTGCAACAGCGATGCCTTGTCGCGGATGACCGACGAGTTCGCGATGATCGCGTCCAGCAGAATATCGGCCTTCGCAGGGTTCACCGCGGCAACCGCCGGGTAGAGCTGCATCAGGGCCTCGAACTGCTCCTGCTCGATCGCCGCCACGTCCGGCGAGGAGTCCACGATGATGTCCACGTCCAGCTCGGCCAGCGTGCGCTTCGTCACCGGCACCTGAACGGGCTGCCCATCCGGCCCCTGGATCACCTTCATCGCCGGGACGCTCATCATCGCGCCCGTGATCGGGTCCATCACCTGCTGCGCCACCGGCTCATTGATTTGCAGATAGTCGGGGGCCTTCGCATCGTTCGTGATGCGGATGTATTTCGGCTCTTTCCAGAACTGCACCGCGCACTGCCACATCTGGCGATAGACGCGCATGATGTATTCTTCAAACGCGCTCAGAACCGGGGCGAGTTCAAGCAACCCAGCCTGCTGCCGAGCGATCAGCGCCCGGCCCGACTGGTCGCCCGCCTGACGCCCCTGCAGCGCCGGGTTCGGGGCCTGCCGGTCGATCTCGGCCTTCGCCTCCTGCAGCAGCGCAGACTGCCCGGCGATGTCCGTGTTGCGGTCGATGATCTCGACGCCGTTGGGGATCAGCAGTTGCACCAGGCCATCGGTGCGGGCCAGCTGGCGGCGCAAATCCTCCAGATCGGCCACCGCGCCCGGCTGCACCATCGCCTGCCGCACCGCGAGCGCCCGCAGCATCCACGACCGGCGCGCGTTGATCTCGCGCTGCGGGTCCATCATGTCCACGACCACGCCGTAAGGCCGGTTCTGCTGGTCCACGTAAGCGCGCACGGCCTCAATCGGGCAGCGCGGCCGGCCCTTCTTGTCCAGATACGCGCTCGGCCCATATTCCAGCGCGAGCGAGCGAATGAACTTGCACCGCTGCCACACGCCCGCCTCGCGGTGATACAGCTCCACCACCATTGCGCGGCGCGTGTTCGTGTCGATCCAGCCGAAGCCGCCGAACGGGCGATCCTCCATGCTCAGAACGGGCGAGGCCGAGGCGCTGAACGCGTTGCCGATCTCTTCCTTCAGGTCGGGATATTCGGCCTGCAGATCATCGACATACATCCACTTGCCGATGCCCAGGAACCGCCCGTCGCGTGCGTCATTGGCGCGCGCTGCGGGGTCCCAGATCAGTTCCTCCCACCGGATTTGCTGGACGACGACCTCGCCGTCCTCGTCAATTTCCGTGATCGAGCCAGTCCAGCCCGCGCGCAGCTCATCGCTGAACGAGCGCGCCTTGAAAATCTGGAACCGATTGACGTCCGCGATGTAGCGCAACACGTCGGTTGCCAGGTTCGCGCTCTCCTCGTCCGTGGGCTCGCGCGGCAGGCCCTTGGGATCGGTGCGGCCCTTTTCGATGACGCCCACAATGCCGTTCACGGCGGGCTTGATGCGGTTCATGATGACCGCCGGCTGCCCGCGGGCGCCGAGTTCGTTCCGCTCCGCCGCCGTCAGCTGCTCGCCGTCATACATCTGACAGCACAGCAGCGCCTGGTTGGTCGCCGGGTTCATCATGGACGCCCAGACGTCCACATACCGGGTCAATTTCGCCAGATCGGGCTGATAGGCAGGCGTCTGCGGCTGCCCGTCTGCGGCCATGTCTGAAGGGGGCTGCGGGGGCAGCCCTGACGGCGACGCCGTGTTGTTGATCATTTCAGATCGTCGCGACCGACGCGCCGCGCTGGTTCGACCGTGTGACCGCCTGCCGCCATCTGTCGGGAACCTTCGGTGTCTCGGTCGGCTTGGGCTGCGTGCGCCACATCAGCGCCCCGTAGCGGAACGCATCAGCGCCGTGGCTCGCCCAATCGTGCAGCGGGCCAAGCCCGACGCGCCGAACCTCGTCTATCTTTTCGTGATACGCGGCGAGCGCCTTCAGCCCGGCCCCGCATTTCACCTTGTCGAACCAGCACCGCGGCAACAGCTCGCGGCTGGCGTTGATGCCGTCGTCCACGCTCTGGCGCGGCGCGATCGCCATGTTCTGCCCGGGCATCAGCCGCCGCAGCGTTTCCACGCGCGTCAGGTTGGTGCCGAGTTCATGGGCCTCCGCATCGTGCGGCAGGACATGACGCGAATACTTGAAGCCCTTGGTGAGGATTTCGCTGGCGTAATGCTCAAGGCCCACGCCGTTGTTTTCGTAGTAGTCCAGCACGCGAAACTCGCGCCCGACCGGCTGCACGAACCAGATCGCCGTCGCGTCGCTGTGGCCCAAATCCCACCACGTTTCGACCGGCCAGTCCGTATCCGTGTAGGGCCGCTCGCCGATGCGCCCGTCAGCCTTCGCCTGGGCGATCCACTTGCCGTAGTAGGACCCCTCGACAAACGTGAGGTAAGCCCCATCCCAGATATGCGACGCCTTCTCTGGGTTCACTGTGTAGTCGAACGCCATTTCCTCGCGCAGCACGTTCGGAAACCACGGATTGTCGCGCCACGACACCTCGCGCACGAGCGCCCGGGGTGGCGTATTCGCCCCACGGAACAGCTGATCGACCGGATCGAACTCGCTCTCCGGGTTCCAGCTGAACCAAATCTCCGACCCATCCGCGCGCAGCGTCGGCTTCAGCAGATCGAGGCTGCGCTGCGACACCCGGGCCGCTTCCTCGACCCACGCAATGTCCAGCCCCTCCATCGACTTGATCGAGTCGGGGTTGGACTTCAGGCCGGCGAACAGGAACAGCGAGCCGTTGCGGCCCCGGATTTCCGTCTCCGTGCTTTCGTAGAGGTGGCCCAGACCGCACTCGGCGATCTTGTCGTCAATGAGCCGCTTAACGCTGTCCTTGATGGATTTCTGTATCTCGCGGGCGCACAGGATGCGCATGGGGCGGCGCGCGGCTTCGATGACCAGCACGGTGGCGAAGCTGTGCGACTTCGCGCTTCCCCGGCCTCCGTGGAACGCCTTGTAGCGATATGGCTCGAACAGAGGCGCGAACGCCTCAGGCAGGTTTACTTGCACCTGAGGCGACGAAGCGGACGGTCAGATCGGCCTGGATCGCGCCGCCGTCCTTGCCGGTGTGCTGCACGGTCGCGAGCTTGGAGTTGAAATACGGCGCGGCTTTCTCAGCGGCGTCGAACGCCTTGGCGGCTTCACCCTCGTTCGTGATCGTTCCGTTTTCGTCAGTCGCCAGCCCCCAATAGTGCCGGGCGACGCGAAGCATGATCTCGGCGGGCAGGATGCCTTCGGAAGCGGCGTCAGCGGCCAGCTTGCGAGCAGCCGTGACGCGAGGTTTTGCGTCCTTCGCGCCTTTCGGTCGCCCGCCCTTGTTCGGAGCGGACATAAAGTTTTCCTGATGTTGTTAAAAACCCGCCGCGGATTTCTCCCGGCGGGCGCAGTTTCGATCTGTCCCAAAGAGCGCTATCGCGATTTCTGACGGGTGTCAATACCTGTCTGTCACCCCTTCTCGCCGCAGAGCGCCTTCACGCCGTTCACGAGCGCAATGGTGGCGAGCGGGGAAGACATGGGTTCATCCCGCAACACTTGGGCGTCGAACAGCGCGAGGCCGTGGTTGCCGATGGCGTCGGACACCCTGGCGCGCATCGCGTCGCGCTTCAGGGTGTATTCACGCATGAGGTCATCGCGCTCGCCGGCTGGGCGGGTGCTCTTGCCTTTCGGGCCGCCATTGATCGCCACGGCCGGCAGGTTCGCGCGTGGCATCCCCTTGAGCGAGCGCCAAGCGTTGTCGCACAACGCATAGTCATACGCGGCGTCATGATGGTGGCGCGAGATCATCTTGGCGAGCAGAAGGACGCCGATCGGATAGCTCGCCAGCGGATCGCACGCCTGCGCCACGGTGAGGCCCATGAGGCGCCGGCGAGCCTCTACCGCAACTGACCGGCTGTCCCGCTCGCGCTGCGTCTGCGACGGCCGCACGAGCTTGCCCTTGGCGTCGCGGCGGGCAATCTCGAGGGCGAGGCGCTCGCCGGTCGATTGCTTCTTGGCCTTGGCGGTCTTCTTGCGGTTCTTGGCTTTTGCCATCACGCCCTCCCCTGCCCGGCCCATGGGCGCGGTGTGCGATACTGGTCGGTCATGCGGCCTCCTTTTTGCGCGCGGCGGCCCATTCGGCCGGCGTGATGCAGCACCCATTCTCGCCTTCGCCAGGCCCCCAGGACGCGGCCCACTCGCCGTTGCGGAGCCATGCCCGGATGCGCTTGTCGCGCTCGTTCGGGTGCAGCGTCGTGGCCGGCGGCGGGGCGAATTTGCCCGGTGATGCGGCGCGTCGATCACGGTTCGAGATCGCGATTTTAGTCCAGTAGGTTGGCGATCCGGGCCATTTCCCGTCCGGTTTCCGGGCCAGAGCCGGGGCAATATCCGCCGTCCAGTCGCAGTTTTGCGCGATCATCGACTCGACCTCGGCCATGAGGTTTCCGGCGATATTTGGCGGCAATGCGCCGAAATTCGGGACGCCGATGGCTGCGGCTATCCGCTCGGCAAGGACGGCGCGAGCCGACTTCTCGCGCGCAACCGGGCCGGGCTCGGTCGCGGGAGGACTGAGTTCAGTGTGAGAGAGATTAAGAACAGGGACAGGGACAGGGACTGACGCGACGAAACGCGTTTCACCCGGCGTTTCAGAACGCGTTTCTTTCGTGTTTCCTTTCTGCGACGCACGCCATTCGCGGAGCCGTTCGGCATCGGCTTCACGCTTCTCCAGAAACTTCTTTCGGCTCGCGGCGCCCTTCACCGCTTGCCCGGCCAGAACCGGATGATAGAGCCGCCCGTCCAGAGCCTTGATGAAACCCCGGAGCGCCATCGGCCGCACCTTGCGCCATTTGCCGAGCGGCAGGCCCGCGAAGCTGGCGAGGATGCGATCGTCGTCCGGCAGAGACGCAGCCGGCACCTGTTTCCAGGCGCGGCACCACAGCATGACGGCAGCCTTGAACTCATCGCCCGTCGAGAGCGCCACGAGCTCGCTCGCCATCAGGCGTTCGACGTTCAGGTCGAACTCATCCAGGGACCGCACATCGCAGTCGGGAGGCGTAAGCGGCTGCGTCATGAGAACACCCCGCGATCCCGAATGGAGGCCGTCGCGGCGTCGATGTCCACCATATCCATCCCTGGATCGCCGCCCCGCAGCTTCGCGGTGTTGACTTCCAGATCATGGGCGCAGGCCCGCATCTGGATCGCATAATCGGCCGGCGCCATCGTGGCCTGCTTCTGCTTGAGGTAGAAGGCTTCGCGGTAGAGCAGCATGACGGTATCGGCATCCTGCTCGATCGAGCCGGACTCCCGCAGGTCGGACACGACGGGACGCTTGTCGTCACGCCCTTCCACCCCGCGCGAGAGCTGCGAAACGCCCAGCACGACGCAGCCGAGTTCCTTCGCCATTTCCTTCATGCCGTTCGACACGTCCGTCATTTCCGCGACCTTGTTGCCGCGCCGGTCGATGTTGGGCCGGACCAGGCCGATATGGTCCACCACGATCAGGGCGAGGCGCTTTCCGGCGTCCTCGAACTGGCGCTTGGTCTGGCGGGCGGTGTGGCGGATTTCGTCCACCTTCAGCCCCGGGCGCTCGTCAATGTGGAGCGGCCAGTCCTCGAGCTCGGCCCCGGCATCAGCAAGGAACGAGCGGTTGCCCGGGAGGACGGAGCCGCGGCGGATCGAGGAATACCAAATCTGGGCGCCCTTATCGCGGGCCATGTCGCACATCAGGCGGCTCGCGGTTTCCTCCGCGCTCATCTCGAGCTCGAACGCCAGCACCCCTAGGCCGCGCTCGGCGACACTGCGCATCAGGCGAAGGGCCGCGAGGCTCTTGCCCATGCCGGGGCGGCCGGCGACGACCACAAATTCACCGGGCAGCAACCCGCCGGTGCGCTCGTCCAGCTCCTTCACGTCGAACCAGATCGCGTGGGCCGACGCCTTCGCCTTGTCGCTGGCGCGGGCCATCACGGCCGCAACATTGTCCTTCAGGCCGACCTTTTCCTTGCGGGGCGGCATGACGCCTTGCAGGGCTTCGATCGCGGTGGAGACGAGCTCTGCGGGAAGCTCGCCGTGGTGGACCTCTTGAGCATCATTGAACGCCGCCTGGTGGATCTGCATGAGGCGGCGACGGGCGGCGAGCGCCTTGACCTCATCTGCCGCGGCTTTCACGATATCGGGGCGCGACGGGGCGTTGATCGCCATGTCGTTCAGAACCTCGGCGATGCCCGTCTCCGGCTCGCCACGCTCGCGCTCGACAGTCCGCAGAACAGCACCGATCGACAGGGCTGACGGCGGACGGCCGCGCTCGCGCATCATCTGCGCTGCGTTCCACACGACGCCCCAGCGGCCCCAAAAGAAATCCTCCGCCGTCAGCCCGGCGATCAGGTCATAGAGCTCGGGGCGGCCCAGCAGGACGGCGATGCAGTATTCCTCCGCTTCGTCATTGTGGGGCCATTCGAGGGCCGCGACGGTCGGCTGCGCTACGGTTTCGCTCATCCCGCCCCCACCGTTTCACGTGCGACAACATCGTCCCTGACGCGGCCGGCGCGGAGCGCGGCGACGATGCCCTCGACGGTTTCCAGATCGCGCGCGACGAAGACTTCGGCCCCCGCGTCGCGCCAGGCGGCGTGGACGGCCTTCTGGTCGTCGCTCAAGACGCCCTTGCGAGCTTTCAGCTCGACGCCATAGGTCTGGCCGCGGACGATGAAGACCACATCGGGCGCGCCTGCCTTGAACCCGGCCACCTTGCGGCTGGAGCGGTTGTTGGGGACCACGAAGACGGTTCCGCGATACGGGCGCAGCGCCGTGCGGAGGAAACTGACGACGGTCTTCTGGAGCGCGGCTTCGGTCATGCGACCTCGCAGAGCAACGGCGCATCGCCTTCGATCCGGCGGCGGGCTATGGCGATGTATTCCGGGTTGAGTTCGATCAAGATCGCGTTGCGTTGCAGGCGATCGGCGACAAGGCCCGTCGTGCCAGCGCCGCCGAAAGGATCAAGGACCGTGCCGCCGACAGGGCACCCAGCCTTAATGCAGCGCGCCGCCAGTTCCGGCGGGAAGGTCGCGAAATGCGCCTCGCTGAAAGGCTGCGTCGCGATTTCCCACAGATCGACAGGCTGCGGCTCATAGTTGCGCAGGGACCGACCGCTGGCCTGTTGCTCGGCTTTCGGCATAGCGTCCCACCGATCATCAAAGCCTTGGTGGCGGCGGCCATGTCCGCGCTGTTTGTCGGGTCCGCCTACCGCCTTCATTGGACCATTGGTTTTCGCCCCACCGTTTGCGCGCGCCGAGCCTTCCTGCGCTTCAATGTCCTGCGCCCATCGGGCCTCGCTGGATTCGGCGGCGGGCATGCGCACCGCTTCGGCGTCATAGAAATACCGGGGGGCCTTGCTCATCAGAAAGATCTTCTCATGCGCCGTCGCGGGCCGATCCTTGATCGACTCCGGCATGGGGTTCGGCTTGGCCCAGATGATTTCCGACCGGACCCACCAGCCGTCTTCCTGCAGCGCAATCGCGAGGCGGTTCGGGACCATGCAGAGATCTTTGGGCTTCAGCACGCCCTGGATGGTCGAGAAGGGCTTGTCGCGGAACGTCCGGTCATCATTGCCCGCCGCCTTGGTGTCTGCCGCGCTGCGCCCGTTTGGCGTGGTGGCGTAGCAGTCGCCATAGTTGAGCCAGAGCGTCGCCTCGGGCTTCATGATGCGGCGGACTTCGCGCAATACGCCGACCATGGTTTCCAGATGCTCGCCAAGCGTCGGCTCAAGCCCAAGCTGCCCGGCGACGCCATAGTCGCGCAGACCCCAATAGGGCGGGCTCGTCACGACACAATCGACGGACTCGTCCGGCAGCATCGCCAGCACGTCGCGGACATCGCCTTGGAGGAAGCGAACGCTCACCGCCCCAACTCCTTCCGCAGCAGCTCCGTCATCGCATCCCTGACCCCGCACTTCGCCGCATAGACCCCCGGCTGGCCCTTGAGCTTCCGCGCCTTGGCCTGCGCGATCTCGTATGCCGAGAACGCGCGCATCACCGTTGCCCGCTTGCGCACGATCGGCGCCCGCTCGATGTGCGGCAGTTCGGGCTGCGGCTCGGGGGCCACCTTCCGGCGCGGCTCTGCGATGCTGATGAGCGTGTTGTGGCGCGGGGAGGCGAAGCGGAGGGACATGGAGGCGCGGGTCATGCGAATAGCTCAAGCTGGCTGGCGAGTTCCTTGCGCCGCTGCTCCGCGGTGGCCTTCTTGTCGCGGGCGGCTGCATCCATCACCGCGATCCGCGCCAGCGCGACCAGATCGCCCCACGTCTCCGGCGGCATGGGATCGGCCTGCGTCTCGACGTATTCCGTCTTCAGCTCCGCGAGGTCTTCGCGCAGGACGTTGATCTCGGTGAGGATGGTGCGGATGCGCTCGAAGGCGGAACGCTCGCGGTCGTTGGTCATGCGCGCAGCCCCTCCTGCGAATCCTGCCAACGCGCCTCACGGAGCGCGCACTTGGCCCGCTTCAGCGCCTCATCGGCGGCGTGAATATCCATGGTCAGCGCGTCGCGCTCTTCTCGCAGGTGGCGGCACTGGCGCTCGCGGTCTGCGATTTGCTCGCGCAGTTCGGCGTCCTCGGTGGGGGTCATGCGGCTTTCCTCCGTCCGTCCACGATGGCCCAGATGCGCGGCATGGCGTTGGCGACGCTCCATTCCTGGGTGCCGCAAAGCCCGATCGCCCGCGTGATCTCGTGCGTGTTCTTGCCCGCCAGCCACAGATCGGCGCAGTCGTGCAGCCGGTTCTCGACGTGGCGGCGGATGCTGTCCCGGTCGGGGAAGGGATTGGCGACGCTCATAGCCAGTCACTCCCCTTTGGCGCGACCTTGGCGAGGCGACGTTCCGCCGGAATGGCCGCGATCTCAGCCGTCAGCGCGCGCGCGTCTTCGCCGAGATATGCGGCGATCTTGGCAAGCGTTCTCGCGCCTCTCGGGATGCGGTTGCCTTCCAGAATCCGATACATGGCTTCCAGCTCGATATTGAACACGGCCGCGAGCGTGGACGGCGTGTCCTTGCGTTGCGCCATGCGGCCAAGGAGGCGCGAGACATGCGGGAACTGCGTCTTGCGGTGCGGGGTCTTGGCGGCGCGTTCGGCGCGCGCCTTGGCGAGCCTGGCATCCACGTCGGCGAGCGCGAGGACGGCGAGGTCGGTCACGGCTTAACCTCGTTATGGTCAACGCTTTCGGCCAAATGCTTGTCGTAGATGATGACGGCGCGCGTGGCGTCGATCCGCAGCCCCTCGCAGTTCTCGCGGGAGACGCGCATCTGGTCCGCGCTGACGCCGTTCTCGATCTGCTTGCGGGCGATCTGCTGAAGGATGGTGGGTTCGTATTTTTCGGTCATAAGGCTCTCCCGGCCCTGGCGTAGTCGCGGTGAAATTGTCTTTGGGTTTCGGGCTCGAAGAAGTCGGGCTGCGTCATCTTCACGGCCCAATGCGCGATCACACTGGCAACATCGGGGTAGACGAAGCGGAGACAGACGAGCGGCCCGGTAGCGATCGGCAAAATCGCTTCGGCCATTTACGCAGGCATACGTTGGCAAACGAGAAAGCCGCCGGGAACCGAAGCCCCCGGCGCAGGTTACGCGACGCCGGGAGGAGATACCGGTGGGGAAGGCGTCGCGGTTGGAAATGGCGAGGGACGGGGCGAACCCCTTCGGCGGCCGGCGGGAGGGCACCAGCGAACCGCATCCGCGTTCAAGCGCGGTCCCGCGTCCCCCGCGCGGTATGGCTGAGGACGGCATCACGGCCAGTCCTCCGGGTTCCAAATTTCATCATCCCGCAGATCGCGCGGATGCAGGCGCGTCGTCGCCAAAATCCACGCCATGCCCACGAGCGCGACGACCATCACGGTGCCGAAGATGCTGGCGATCCAGGTGAGGAAGGTCATGCGATGATCCCCCCGCCCCCGGCCATCAGGCGGCCCTCGACATGACTTTTAGTTCTTGGTGACGCTCGCGGTGATGCACCGGACAAAGCCAAATAACGTCGAGGAGGCGCGCGTAATCATCGTGATGGGCGTGGACCAACGAAGTCGCGCCGCAACGCTCGCAAGGCTGTCTAACGATGCGCCCCGCGCGCCGCGCGATTTCGACCGCTTTATGGGCCTTCTGCTTGTCGGGATTGCGGGCGCGGTAAACCTCGTTCTTCTTCCGATTGGCATCCGGCCGGCGCGCGCGGTATTCCCGGGAATACTGGCGCTGGCGTTCTTGCGGGGTCATCAGGCGGCCACCTTCCCGGTCGCCATCGCGCGCAGCGCGATCTCAACCGTGCGGGGAATCGGGCGGCCTGCCTCCCACCGCTGGACCGTGATGCGGTGCACATCCAGAACATCCGCTAGCCCTTGCGGGGTCAGCTTCAGTTTCTCGCGAATTTTGGTGACTTCCGAACCGGTCATGGCGTGATAGTGCATAATGCACTCCTAAAGGCAAGTGCCTTTTGCACTACCCCCTCCGGCAAGTTTGCCCGCATGGGAACGGAGCTAGGCGACCGCCTTAAGAGGGCGCGGGAGGAAGCGGGGTTTGCCGACGCAGTGAGCGCGGCGGCGGCCCTCGGGGCGAACAAATTCACCTATGGGCAGCACGAAAACGGGACGCGCGGCTTCAAGCGCGATACCGCCACGACGTATGCTCGCCGGTTCCGGGTCAATCTAGAATGGCTTCTCACCGGCAGGGGGCCGATGCGGGCAAAGGACAAGCATCTCGCGAAAGTGGTGGGTTGCGTTGGGGCGGGGGCCGCTATGGTGCTTTACTCGGACGGGCAGGAACCTGACGAATGGGTTGAGGCGCCAGACGGCAGCACAGCGGACACGGTTGCCGTTGAGGTGAAGGGCGAGAGCCTGGGGCCGATATTTGATAGATGGTTGGTCTTCTATGATGACCGGCGCGACCCTGTGACGCGCGACATGGTAGGCAAGCTCTGCATTCTCGGCTTGGCGGACGGGCGCGTCCTGATCAAGAAGCTGACGAAGGGCGGGATCGCCGGCTACTGGACGCTGCTAAGTAATTTCGAGCCGCCGATATACGACGTTGCCGTCGAGTGGGGTGCGGTCGTGAAGTCGATGGTGCCGCGATGAGGTATGCAATTGCCCTCGCGATAGCCTTGTCCGGGTGCGGCCCAAAGCAGACCGATCTGGACGCTGCGCAAAGTGACATTTCCGCTCTGGAAGCCAAGGTTCAGAGCCTTGAAGGCCAGATTAGTGATGCCGATAGCCGGGCCGACGAAGCCGACGAAATCGCGCGGGCGGCTGTGGAGGCAGTGAACATCCAGTCCGCGAGGATCGCAGCGACCGAGGATGCGCTCCAAGAGGCGCAGCAGCGCATAGACGACCTCGAAAGCCGGCTGGGCCTTGTAGAGGTCAACCAGCAATAATTTGGATGTAGTGCATTTTGCACTTGCGCGCCTCCTCGGATAGTGCATTATGCACTCACCCACCGAGGAGGCCGCGATGCCCGAGACGATTACCATCACCCCCAAGCCCGAGCTGGTCGGCTATGCGGTCTATGACGCCGCGCTCAACAAGACCGTCGCGAACTACGCACCCCGCGCCCTGAAGCGCGCCTCGGCCTACGCGGCGATCCTTGACGCGCCGTGCAGCGCGCACCGCTTCAAGGTGGTCCCGATGTATCGCGGAGGGCGCGCGTCGTGATGCGCCCCTCCCCCTCCCCCCTCACCTGGTCCGCGCAGACGGAAGAATACGAGGACGTGTCGCGCGAGCCCCACCGCATCAAGGTGGCGCTGGAGCAGCTCGTATACGACATGCAGCACGGCGTGGGCGCTGGCACGGCATGGGCGCATGAGGCCGCGGCGTATCTCAGCAATGTCATCGGCGACTGCTTCAGCGACGTGACGCTCGGCGACCGCGCTTGGGCTGACGGCGACCGCGGCGCGCTGGATCGGCACACGCGGGCGCTAGGCGAGCGTCGGCGCGAAATGGCGGTGGCGTAGATGGCCGCGCGCAAGAAGCTCATCGACAACCTGCCGATCGAAACCGCCCTGCACGCGCAGGCGTGGCGGATCGGCGACGCGCTTTCCGAATACCAGCATCCGCCGCGGCGGACTTAACCCCAGAAGGAAAAACACCATGCCTAAGCAGATCATCGGCGCGCAGGGCGAGATCACGATCATCAAGGTCGATGCAATCCCGCAGGGCGTCGGCACCAAGGCCGTGGAGCGCGTCAAGGCAGGCTGGATCATCAGCCACAGCGAGCGCGGCCACCATCACGTCCTCACGGGCGGCGATGTCATGGAGCGGACCAGTGACGTTCCGGCGGGGATGCAGATCCTCTACGCGATCCTCGAAAACCCGGAGTCGCTCATTCAGGACGCCGCCGTCCCGCATGACGGCTACGACCTCGCCGCCGGCCTCTACGAGTTCCGCGTCAGCCGCGAGTTCGACCCGTTCGCCGAGCAGGCGCGGCGTGTGGCGGACTGAAGATGTCGGGCACCATCCTCCGCTTCCCCACCCAGCTTCGCCGCGTCCCCGACGACCTCGCCGAGCGCCAGCAGAACATGGCTATCGCGCGGCAGCTTGGCTGGATCAGCGTCCGCCCGTGCGAGCCGGGATACGTGCCGCTGCTGGGGCGGCTGAATGACGAGACGAAGCCGGGCGATTGCCCGCAGTTGGAGGGGTGAGGGATGCCCGACTGGGAAGACACCTACGACGAAGACGAATTCCTTGAAGAGGATGACGAAATGAACACCGAAGCCACCCCCGACGCACTGGCCGATACGATTGAGATGAAGGTCGATATCGGCCCCTACATCACGCAGCAGGTGGCCCAGCGCGTCATCAACGGCGTGGTCTTGCACTACCACAAGGCTGTCGATGAGGCCGTAAAGGCGTCGATCCACACCCTCGTGAAGCAACTCGCCGCCGACCGCTTTACCGAAATCGCCCGTCAGCGTCTCGATGCGGTCTTCAACCACGAAGTCCAGCTGACCGACCGCTATGGCAAACCCAGCGGGCAGGTCGAGGTGCTCAATCAGCAGCTCGAACAGATGTTCAACACTTGGCTGAATGAGAAGGTCGATGAGAAAGGCGCCACCGGCTACAGCGCGAAATACTCCCGCACGCAATGGATGCTGAACGAGCTGGCGCACAAGCCTCTGCAGACCGCGGTTGAGGCGAAGGTGAAAGAAGTCGGTGAGATCGCGAAGGCGCAGGTCAAAAACATCGTCTCGCATTTCATCGCTGAGAAGTTGGCCCCGTCGATCGACGTGCCGAAGATCGATCTTACTAGGGTCACCTCATGACCCCCAACCACCCCACCCCAATCCCGCCTCCCTCCGCCGCCGAGATCATCGGCTACGCGCTGACCCGCGAGGCTGAGGCGGACCACTACATGCGCCTCGGGCTGCATCAGGAGGCACGGCGGCAGTGGGAGCGCGCGAACGAGTGGCGGAAGATCGCGGAGGGGGTGCGGTGAGGGTCGAGCGCATCCCCTCCGACGACCGCGCCGCTTGGCTCGCCAACCGCAAGCAGGACGTGACCGCATCGGAAATCGCGGCCCTCTTCGGCTCGCACCCCTACCGCACGGCCTACCAGGTCTTTGCCGACAAGACCGGCGCAGGCGTGGACATTGGCGACAACGCCGCAATGCGCCGGGGGCGCATCTTGGAGCCCGCCGTCGCTGAGGCGTGGTTTGAGGAGCGCGGCGAGCGCCTCGTCAAATGCCACTCCTATCTGCGCTCGCCCGAGCATCGGATCGGCGCGACGCCGGACTATGAGCGCCTGTGCGGCGAACCCGTCGAAATGAAGACGGTCGCGCCCGAGAAGTGGGACGAGTGGAAGGAAGCGCCGCCCATCGCCTACCAGCTCCAAGCGCTCGTCCAGGCGATGCTCATGGACGCGCCGCGGGCATGGATTGCCGTCATGGTGGACAACCGCGCCAAAGACTTTCGCGTCTTTGAGGTTCCGCGCCACCCGGCGGCCGAGGCCAAGATCATCGCCAACGTCGCCGCGTTCTGGCGCGCTGTGGCCGCCGGCGAGCCGCCAGCGCCGGACTATGCCCGAGACGGCGCGGCGATTGCGGCGATGTTTCCCCGCGACAATGGCGAGGTTCTGGACCTCAGCACCGACAATCGCCTGCCCGAATTGCTCGCGCGCCGCGCCGAACTGAAGGCGAAGATCATCGCTGCCGAAGCCGAGGCCGAGGCGATCGACGCCGAGTTGAAGGACAAGATCGGGGCCGCCAGCGAAGCGACGCTGCCCGGTTGGAAGATCACGTTCAAAGCGCAGACCAGGCCGGAGCGCGTCGTCGCCGCCAGCACCTTCAGAGTTTTGAGAGTGACCGATACCACGAAACCGAAAGGCCGGAAGGCCAAGGAGCTTGCACTATGACCGCAGTAGCAAAGATTACGCCTGCCGTTTCGACCGCGCCCGCTGCGCACGGCGGCGACATGATTTCCGACGAGAGCCAATTCATGCTCGCGCAGCGGTGGGCCAATGCTTTCGCGTCGTCGCAGCTCGTCCCGGGCCACCTGCGCGGCAAGCCCGCCGACTGCCTCATCGCCATGCTCATGGCCCGCGAACTCGGCGACAGCCCGCTCATGGTGATGCAGTCGATCTACGTGGTCAGCGGCAAGGCCGGCTGGTCCGCGACCTACATGATCGCCCGCGCGAACCGCTCCGGTGTCTTCAAGGGCCGCATCACCTGGGAGACGACTGGCGCCGGGAAGGACATGACCGTGAAGGCGCGGGCGATGCTCGCCGACACGTTGGAGACGGTGAGCGCCACCACGTCGATGCAGATGGCGACCGCCGAAGGTTGGACCAAGAACCAGAAATACCAGACGATGCCGGAACTGATGCTGCGCTATCGCGCGGCGACGATGCTGATCCGGCTCTACTGCCCCGAAGTGATGCTCGGGATGCACACCGCGGACGAACTGGAAACCGACAACCAGCCCGCAATCGCCGCGCCGCAGACGGTGGCCGCGTCACTCGACACGTTCGCAGCCGAAGGGCGCGCCGCCGAGCCGGAGCCCGAAGACGCCCCGCCCTCCCAATCCGCCGACGACTCCACCACCTTCGACTGGTCCGCCTACGCGGCATCGGTCAAAGCCGACCTCGCCAAGCACACGACCGCGGCGGCGCTGACGGCGGATTGGGACGACGTGAAAGCCCGCATGGTCACGGAAGACGCGCCAGAGGAAATCCGGTCGGCGCTAACGACCTTCTACCTCGAAACCCACCGCAGCCTGCCGCGCAAATGACCCGCGCCCTTGCCGACGACTGGACGTTCGTTCCCTACCGCAACAAGCCCGCCGCTGACGGCCCCCGATACAAGGCGATCGGAAACTCGATGGCCGTCCCGTGCATGCGCTGGATCGGAGAACGCATTGCCCAGATTGATCTGCTTGACGCGATGACCCCCGCACCCAACCCCGCTGAGGAGTGAAAGATAATGGGAAGAGAAGTCAGGATGGTGCCGCCGAATTGGGCTCACCCGATACAGCAAGGCTGGCGCGATGATCGCCTTCAGCCGATGTATGACAAGACTTTTGATGAGGCGGCGCGGGAGTGGCGCGAGGGCTTCCTCAAATGGGAGGGCGGTGAGCGCGCGGAGCGTCTAGCCGCAGGCAAGGACGATTTCGAGTTTTGGGAGTGGGAAGGCGAGCCGCCGACCCGCGAATACTACCGCCCATGGAAAGACGAGGACGCGACATGGTTTCAGCTCTGGGAAACTGTGTCTGAAGGGACACCAGTTTCGCCGCCATTCGCGACCCGCGACGAACTCGCCAATTACCTGGCGTCCAGCGGTGACTTCTGGGACCAGAAGCGCGGCGATAAGCCTTGGGGGAAAGCCGCCGCCGACGCGTTCGTAAAGTCCGGGTGGGCTCCGAGCATGATGGTCGTCGTCGGGCAGGGTGTCGTTGATAGCAAGGACATTCCGCTGCACTTCGAGCAGACAACCCCGGTGTCGCCATGAGCGCCGCGGCTGCGGAGGAGCTGGGGAGGCTGCTGGCGAAGGCGAGGCTGCCGCTGTCCTTCACGGTGCTTGAAGATTACGCGGAAATCCATGACGCAGCCGGCGACAAGGTTGCGTTATCGGTCAAGCCGCATCTGATCCTTGCCCTCAACGCTCTCCCCGGCCTCCTCGCCGAGAGGGCCGCGCTGGTGGAGGAAATCGAACGCCTGCGTCGCGAACTGATGGCGGCTGTCGTCGCGGATCAGGAACACGGCGCGGGCATGTCGATCATTTTGCGCAACTGGCGCAGTCGCGGAAAGTCAGACGGCGATTGGCGCGCGCTCGATGTGTCCGTCCAGTTCGGCGTGGGACAGCCCGAGATTTCGGTGATCTCCGAATATCTCTGCGAGGGCGGCGTCATCGACCACGCCGTCCACCCCGGTGGGATTGCATCTGCCCGCGCCCTTGTCGGAGGCCAGGCCGATGGCTAGGCCGCACAAATACGTCTGGTGCCCGCGCGATCAGCACGGCGACCATGAAATCCACCTGACATACACGATCACGCCATACGACCCCGGCAACACTTACGGCCCGGCGGAGAGCTGCTATCCGCCCGAAGGCGGAGAGGTCGAAATCCTCAGCGCCGAGGAAGGTGGCTTGTCCCTCACACTCAGCGCCCACGAGATCGAGACGGCGAGCGACGCCATTTTTCAAGATCACGATTGGGACGACGGTCGGCCTGATGAGCGGAGGGATTATGATGACTGACCTGACCCCGGCGGTGATCGCGGAGGGCGAGCGGTTGCGTGATGCGATACGCGGCTCGACCGATCCTCAATACGATCAGTGGGCTTTTGAATCGTGGATTGTCGCCAACGGCGCTTCGCTCCTCACGGCCGCCCGAGACGCGGCCCGGTATCGCGAGGCGCTGGAATTGATCTGGCCCTTCTTCGAGGGGGAGCATTATTACGACCACCCCGACAGCGTGAAGGTTCGTGCCGCGCTGGCCGGCGAGCGGGAGGGCTGAGGGGATGGCGCGCAAGAACGAGCTAACCGACGTGGCCTGTCAGCTTCACCACGAAACCGACAAGGCGTTTCTCGTTAGCGACGATGGCGACCGCGAGAAGGCCGTATGGCTCCCGAAGTCGCAAGTCGAGCAAGGCGACGCCAAGGGGAAAGGCGTCTTCATCTTCACGATGCCGGAGTGGCTCGCAGCCGACAAAGGATTGGTCTGATGGAAACATCAAACGCGGAACTGACGCTTGTTCAATTCGCCGCAAAGACCGCTGGCGTTACGGCGGAGCAGGCCGAGCACGTTCTCGAAACGGTTGTCGCCAATCTTGGCTGGCCTGAGATCAAGGCGATGCAGGCAGAGCTTCAGCGCGGCCAAGACATTTACGAGGACGCAGGCGGGTTTTTCATTCGCAGTTATCGACGGCTTTTCGGCCTTCCAAAGGCGCGCAATGAAGTGACGACTTATCGCGATGCCGTGCGCGCCATGCTGAAAGAGGCAACCCCATGACCCCCGAACCAGGCCGGGCTGAGGTCGAGGCGGCGAGCGAAAATGGAAAGCCCTTCGATCTGAAGGACCGACTGCTGGCCGGGATGGTCGGCGGCTGTGGCTGCGGCGTGAAATCGCCGGAGATCAACTTTCATTCGGCGCGCTGCAAGTATGCGATGGCGGCAATGGCCTACGAGGTCATCGAGTTGAAGGACAAGCGCCTAGACGATCAATCGGGTGCAATCCGCGAACTTGCCGCCGAAGTCACCTCCCTCCGCGCCGAGGTGGAGCGGCTGACCAGGGAGCGGGAGAGATTGGCGGCGCAGGGCATAGCCGATCTTGAATGGGCACGACACGAAATCACCGCTCTGTGCGAAAACACCGAGGACGATCCGGCGATAAACAAAGTTGCGTCAGAAGATACTGAAAGCAAACCTGGCGCGTTCTGCAGAGGCCGTATCGTGGAGGCGAAAGGCATCCGCCGACCGATCCATCAAGTCCTGACCGACCGGATAAGGGAGCGCAAAGTCGTCGCCCTCGCCCAAGGCCCGAAGCCGTGAGCGGGGAGATGTGGGCGATCAAGCGTGCTGATGGGTCGTGGCTCTCGAACCCGAACACTATGGGCGAATTGACCATCCGGGTTTTTGAAACACAAACGCACGCCCAGCGGATTCTCGACTGGATGCGCAGGCAATGGCCGTCGATGGTCGAGCTTGTCGGAGCGCAATCCGTCCCCGTCGAGATCACCGAACTCCGCGCCCCCAAGACCGAGAAGGAAATGAAATGAACGTGGTTTATCCAATGACCGCCCTCGCCGTCCTGGCGGAGCGCGTGGGGGCGCTGAAGGGGGCGTGCGCGCAAACTGATCAGGAGATTTCTGAGTTTTTCAGCGAATGGAAAAACATCGGCGGTGGCTGGAAAGAACATAAGACCACCGGCCAGCGTAAAATAGATGGGTATTTCGCCGCCGCGCCCGCCATAACCTCATCTCTCGACGCCGCCGTGGCCTTCAAGGAGGCGATGCTGCCGGGGTGGGAGATCACGCTTTCATTCAGCCAGGCTCGGGCTGGTGCGGTAGTGGCGGATTTCAAAGCAGGCATCCGACACGGCGCAGACGCCCCGACACCCGCCATCGCCCTCGTTCTCGCCGTCCTCCGCGCCTTGGAGGCCCAGCATGTCGAAGGGTAAGCCGGTAGAGGCTTGGGCACCCAAAAACCCGCTGGGTCATCTGATGCTTTGGGCAATCGCCTATCGGGCGCTGGGCGCGCGCGCCGAACTCGTCAAGGCATTCAGCTACGAGCGCCTCACATGGCCGCAGCTCTACCGCCGCGGCTGGCGCGTCGTGAAGGTGCGGGTGGAGGAGGTTGGGTGATGGAGAGGGCAACAATGGCGCTGTTTGACGTTGGTCACAAGCTCCCGCTGCCGAACCGTTTCTGGCTCCGCAAGGACGATGAAAACCAATGGCAAGTCGGCGGACCGATGGCGGGAATGCCCGATGTATATTGGGCCATGATCCTCCGTGGAACTGTGCCTGTCTCAGAGGGTGGCGGCTCCATGGACTGGCAAATGAAGCAATTCTCAGACGCGCTTATGGGCAACACCGCCGCGGAGCCGCCGCTGTGACGACCACCCCCACAGTTGAGCGCGAGCCCGAGCGGGAAGATCACGGCATCGTCCGCATCTTCGCGCAGTTCAGCGAACATAGCCCATGCGACATCGTCGCCAACCGCGCGGGACTGAAGTCGCTCGCAAAGGCCATTGAGACAGCATTGCGCGAAGGCACGGGCCGCGCCGAACCAGAGGCCGGCGACGGCGAGGGCTATGCTCTGACCGTCCAGATGCGCAATGGCGCTGGAATGTCACGGGGCGGGAGCCATTACGTCGCGCGCCACCTAGATCAGCATTCCGCAACCGAGCGCGAGCAGCACTACCGGATCGTTGAATATCTCAACGGCAAGGTTCGCGCGCTCCAGCCGAAGAAGCCCGCCCCATGAGCGCGCCGCCCGAGGCCGAGGCGCTGGCGAAGGCAAAGCCAATCTATATTGTCTGGTCGAAGCTCGGAAAGACGCCGCCGAAAATCGTGATGATGGGACAAGCGACAGCATGGCGCGCCGCGAAGGCAATGGCGCACAGGCATCCCGGGCAGAGGTTCTTTGTCATGCGAGCGGACGCGTCATTCAAAATCGAGGATGGCGAGGCGTCGCATCGCACTTATCCAGCCGCTGCGATCCGGGCGCTGGAGGAGGGGAAATGAGATACGCGCAAATCAAGAGCGGGCAGAAGCTCCACATGGTCTACGAGGCCGGCGAGGGCAAAGACGACGCGAGCATCGTCCGGGCGGGGATCGGCTTCGTCTCAGCGCACGGCCTGCGGAAAGCGGCGGCCCGGCATCTGGCGGAAGCGGGCTGCACGGCCCACGAAATCATGGCGATCACCGGGCACAAGACGCTCGCCGAAGTGCAGTGGTATGCGGCCTCAGCCAGCGGCGAAACCCTCGCCGATGCGGCGCACGACAAGCGCAAAGCACGAACGGATTTGGCGACCCGAGCCGCTTCCGATTTGGCGACCCTGAAAATAGTTTAGTGATTTCAAATGCTTGTCGGCAAGGTGGCGGGGCCTACGGACCGGCGGAAACCCTTGCGGATCATGGCCTTGCATTGGCGACCCGAACGAATCGCCGCGTTGAAAACATTGGGGGATTCGCCTGCATTGGCGACCCCAAACACCAAAAACGCCCGCCCCCGAAGGAGCGGGCGCCGAGACAGGCATTTTCGGTCAGTTTGAGTTTAGGCGCAGGTTTCAGGGGTGGTGCCGAGATGGCCCTGTAGACCGCTAAATGAATGGCGGATTTCAGCCACTTTATGCGCCATCAAGGGTGGTGCCGAAACGCACGAAGCGCCCCGCCCGGTGAGGGGCGGGGCTTTCGCATGACAATGGAGCGGGTCCGGCGCGCGGGGCGTGCGGCTGTTGCCGAAGCAACGGGGTAGCCCTCTTCAACCTTGGAGCGCCCGCCGCTGAGGTTTACTACGTCCTCGCCCGCTCCGGGGGAGCGGCGGTGAATTACTGCGCCCGGCGATCAACTCGGGCGGCCTTCCGAGGAAGGACTTAGGCTGCGGAGCCGATAGCGGGGGTTTCGCCCGCGACCTCAACCCTGCCCTCTCGGGTCAGACCTGCGCTCTCCTGACTGAGCTATACCGGAACCGCAGCGCGCGAAGCATAGCACAGCCCGGGCAGCGCAACGACTAAGAAACGAAACCGGCCGAACCGTTACTAAGCGGCTGGCCTATCGTCAGATTTTTCGCAACGAGGCGTCAACGAGATCGGCATCGGTGACCGGCTGGGCGAATCGCTATGCAGCGGGGGGGCTGGGCGTTGTCCGCAGTCCTGCCGATGCTTCCGAGGCCACCCATCGTTGCAACACCGACCCCGATGCCGCCGGTGAGTGGATACGCGACCACGCCAGGGCGGCGGCAGGGGTTCGCCGTGCATGTCTGATGCGGGCCAAGGCCACAGGGGCAGCTAGGCAGCCCGAGGACGCCAGCAGACACCGGGCCGGGACACGTGTCCACATGCGGCGCATGGTAGCGATTGCAGCCGGGGCAGAGCCATGCCGCCTTCATGGCAGTGCCCCGCACATCACCCGCATCGTGGTATTCGCGCTCTTCAGCACCAGCCCGGCGGTGTCACACGCCGCGCTCTGACGGGTGCAGGCGAGCTGCAGCCCGAGGATGGCCCATTCCACGGCCTGGCGCGCCTTCGCGCACGCGTCGGCCTTCTGGGCGGGGGTGGCGCACGCGGCCAGGCAGAGCAGCCCAGCGAGAAGCGCGCGCCTCATGGCTTGCCGATCTGCGATGTGGCCCCGATGCGGGTGAAGATCGCGATCAGCGACGCCGCCGCGCCCACGCCGGTCGTGATGGCGTCCACCAGCGACGCCTGGTCGGCCGGCGCGATGTCGTATCGGAAATAGCCCGCGATCACGGCCACGACGGCGATGATCGAGGCCCAGATGGTGCGCGACGCCCACCACGGCTTTACGTCTTCCATGTCACTCTCCATAGGCCCGGGAGCCGCCGGGCGTCGGGTTCACTTCAAAACAGCCCTGAGGATCGATGCAGCCAGCCTGCCGAGCCTAATCAGCGCCGCCGAGACAAGCCCGATGACCCACCATGCACCCCGAACCGCGCCCACGCGCTGCGCATCCGTCAAATCGCCCGCCGTGATGTGCGCCGCGATGCCGTCGAGTTTGCTGTTCAGCTCCCCGACCGCCGCCTTCAGGTCCGCGCGAACCTCGCCGAGCGCCACGGTCATGCCGGTGCGATGCTCCGAAAGCTGATGCTCAAGGGACGAAATGCGCCCTTCGAGGCAGCCCATGTCGCGGTGCAAGTTGATCTCGGCGTCAGGCATGGGCACTAAACTCGCGCCGCCTGAAAGTGCTGGCAATCTTGGCGACGCCACCGCCCGCCCCAGACCCAGCCATGCCGTTCGAAAATCTCCACGACGGCGGGCTGCATCATGCCGGCGTTTGCCTTCCACGCGCGGCCCAGCGGGTTGTTCACGGTGTCGAAATCCACCGCGGCGCCGTAAGCGTGCATCGACAGGTTGGAGCCACCCCGGATGGCGCGGAACGTGTAGCCGCCGCCGTAGAGGTGCATCCGGGCTTTGACGATCAGCTCCTGCGAGGGATAGAGCGCCTTGATCTCGGCGAAGATGGCGGCGAGGTCAGGCGCGCATTTCTTGTGGACGAGCGCCGTCTTGACCCGCGCCGTCGTGTCCCAGCACAGCACCGCATCCCACGGGATCGGCACGCGGGTCAGGTTGGCGTCTTCCCACGCCCGGTCAGCCGCGCCGTCCCCGTTGGCGTCGGGGCGGCCGTAGAAAGTCGGGCAGTCGCGTTGAAGCGGCCACGTCATGGTGTCCTCCACAGGGAAACAGGGATGATCGGCGAGGGGCATTTAATGCAGGTCCACCCAAGCGCCGCCGGCGCGCACTCGCAGCTTGCTCGTGCCGGTGTCGTAGTAGACGTCGCCGTTTTGCGGGCTGGCCGGAGCCGATCCGAGCGACCCGATCCTGATTTGCCCCGTCGCGATACAGGCCAGCGGCGTCACTTTCGTCCCGGCATAAGTGACATTGAAGCTCATCCGGTCGTCCGACTGTGTGCCGGAGAAGAAACTTGTGATCGAATTGAAATATGTTGGGTCGACGGAATAGCTCAGGCGCAGGTTCGCTGCACCGGTTTCGCTATTCGCGACGGCAGTTGCGGCATCGATCACATCGAGAGGGGTGGTGTTCAGGCCGATTTTCACGCCATACAGAAGCCCGTTCCCGTCGATGTATGACGTCCCGTTCGCGGCGTAGGTCCGCAGGTTCGCCATCAGGTTGGAAATCGCCGTCACATAGGACGACGCCTGCACGCCGTTCGCTGCCCAATTCACGGCGTCGGCCGCCCCGTCGAAATAGACGAGATAGTTGGGGAAATTGCTCTGGTTTGGATCGCGGCGGAAATCATTGCCCGCCAGTTCGACCACCGACCCCGTTCCGACGCGGATGACCGGGTGCGTGTTGTTTGCCGCCAGACCGCATGAGATGAAGTCGCAGCCGACAATTGACGCCCGGCAGTTAAGCCCCAGCCTGATCCCTTCCTGCTGCGCCAGATCGATCCCGACATGATCGATCAGCACGCCCTCTGCGGCGATGGCGAACCCGGTAATCGTATAGACCGACGTTGCGTCGGGCGGCGTCCCCCAGGCGACGGTGACATCGTAAACCCCGGTTGCGCCAACACCCGCCCCGAGCGTGCGCGTCTGGCCCGAGCCAGTCCCGGACGAGATATTGATCGACGCGCCGGTGTAATAGTCATTCGTCGCTGACCATGCCGTCGCCGCCAGCGTGATGGACGACGCCCCGCCGCCCCGCGCCGTGCCGGTCGAAGTGAGAACGTCGGACGGCTGAACGTCGATGGCGCGCAGATTGGTGAATAGGTCGCCGCCGATAACCCGCGTCCGGCTCGCCTTGATGGTCAGCACGGACGCGGCCGTATTCGCGCCGCCCTTCAAATCTTTGACCGTCCAGTCGCTCGTCCCGATCAAGCCTTCGCCGCAATTGTCGATCCATACGTTTTCGACAAAGCCGCCCCGGCACGCGAAGACGTTGTTGAGCCACTTCCCGGTCGCGAAATTCTTGACCTGCAAATCGGCGAGAACAAGGTTCCAGTCGCAGATATACGTGTTCAGATTGTCCCAAACTGCCGGGGCCATATAGAAGCAATCGCCGCTCGCATTATTGGCCGAGTTGCCGTCGATGATGAGGTTGCGGAACGAATTTTGCCCGTTGTTCTGCGACAGCGGCCACGCGAAAAGATGGTCATTCACGCCATTCGCGCGCTTGAACCCGCAGAGCGCAGGCGGGGCGGTCTGAAAGCCGGGATTGGCGAAACCGATGCCGTGAAAACTCACCCCACGCTTTGGGACCAGCTTGCCTGTCGTGACGACGCCGAGCAGGAGGAAGTCGCGGCCGCCCGCCGCCGAGCCCCAATCCATCGCCGCCTGCAAGCCGGTCGTGCAAGTCGTGCCATCGTATTTGACGAGCCAGTTCTCGACCTGAAGATCGAGCTTATAGGTCGCGTCATTGATCACCCCGATGCTCAACGCCGCCGGGTCCGCCTGGTCGGGGTAGATCGTGATCCCACTGCAATCCGAAGCGAACTCGACAAAATACTGCGCCGCACCGTCCGGCCCCTTCGCCAGCACGTTGCCGCCGTGGACGACATTGCTGCAGCCGTCGAACTTCACCACCGACGTATCGGAATGAACCTGAAAATACTCGTTCCCCTCGTGCTGGATCGTATCGACGTTGTTCAGAAGCACCGGCTGGTCGGGGTAATACTTCACCGCGTTCCCGCAGAACTCGATCTGCTTGACGCGCCCGGTCGCCGCGATGTCCGCCTTGAAGGCGAACTTGTTGGCCGTCAGGCAGGCGAAGTAATTGCCGCGGCAGTAGACACCCTCAACGATGGATCCAGCCGCGGCGCTGACGACGATGCCGTCTTCTACATTGTCGAACTGCGTATCGCCGCCGATGAAAATGTCACCGATGATCGCGCCCGACGCCCCGGCGTTGATCTCCATCGCGGTCGCGCCATTGTAGATTTTGTTGCGCCCGTAGAACGAAATCCCCTTAAGGGCTGCGCCGTTGGTCGCGTTGTAGATGCTGAAGCACTTGCCCGAGCCCACAGGGCCAACGAACGTGTTGCCTTCAAAGTCGTGGCCGTCAGACTGAAACGCAACGCTATCGGTTTCGAGCCGGAACGCCGTGCCGCCGACCACGCCCGTCGCCGAGAAGATATTAAGGCCCCAATAGATGTCTCGCGCGTTGACCGCCAGAACTTCGATCGGGAAGCCCTCGACCGACAGGCGCGTGACCTTATTCGTCACGACAGCATCGACCAGCTTGGCGGTCTCGCCGATCTTCAGGCCCACCGTGCAGCTTGAGCCGGCCTGAGCCAGCAACGCGAAATTGTCCAGCTCGAACGTGTCGATCGCGTCCAGCGCCGCCGCGTCGCCCTGAAGCTGCAACAGGGCCGACCCGGTGAAGGTCGTCGCGGCACGCAGGCGCGAGCCACGACCATCCAGCGTCGTGCCGTTGCCGACCATGCGGAACCCGCGCAATGTCGTCAGATCGACGTTCAGTGTCGCGTTGACCGTATGCTCGCCCGCCCAGGTCAGAGCCGGGGGCACGCCAGCGCTGTCGGTGCTGGCGCCCGTCGCGTCAATGGCGGCCTGCCATGCGGTGGTGTTGACGGCGGCGGTCGCGCTTTCCGATGCGCCAGCCCATTCGGCATAAAGAAGCCCGTAATACTGACGCTTCCAGCGCCATCCCTTCGTCGCGTTGACGATGATCGTGCAGGCGTTGTCGGCGGTGGTCGTGTCGGTCGCGTCATAGACGAAGAGCCCTTCGATCCCCGGCGCGCGGACATAAATCTGCGCGCCCCCGCTGATCGGCACGATGGGGACATAGGTCCGCAGCGTCGTGTAGTTGAAGGTAGAGGGGATCGAGTTCCCGCCGTCAGGGCCGGCGACCGTCCGCGGGAGGACGACAGATGCAAATGCGGTCATGCGCGGGCCTGCTCGATAACGCGGTAAAGGGAGAGCCGTTGGTTGTTGTCGGTGCGCCAGATCGTCACGACGAGCTGGCGAGGGGCGCGCTGGTTGGCCCAGCTGCGTTGGAACAGCGTGAGGCTCTGCTGCCAGGTCAGGACGAGATGCAGTTCGCCCTCGGGCGCATCGTCCACGACGATCATGCCATCATCGTTTGTGCCGCTCAGGAGAGGCTGCTGAACCTCTGCGATGCCCTCCCAGCCGATGGCGGGCATCGTGACGCCGGGATAGGGCGGGGTCTGTCCGCCGTCGCGCGATCCGGTGTTGTAGGCGTCGAAGAAATCGACCCTCAGCGTCGCGTCTGTGAGGTCGTAAGGCGTCTCTGCGTCGTCGTTCAGATAGACCTTGTAGATCGGGCCGATGCCATCGGAGCCCTTGATGATCCAGATGCCTCCGCCGGCCATCAGGTCCACGCCAGTTTGACCACGCCAAACCCTCCATCGCCGCCGGTGTATTGTTGGGAGTCGCCGCTCACGTAGGGGCCGGGCCCGCCGCCGCCGCCGGGGTCCAGGCCGGGCGAGCCCTCGTAGCCCCCGCCCGCCCCGTCGCCCGTGATCGCGTCGTAAGCGCCGGAGTTGCCGCCGCCGGTGACGGAGCCGGGATCGCCGAATGTGTTGGTGTCGCCGTTCGCTGCGCCGCCGGCCGCACCGGGCGCTGTGTTGGAACCGCCGCCGCCGCCGGAACCGGTGACGACGCCGACGCCATTGGCGAGCGCGGCCGTGTTGACCGACGCCGTGCCGCCCGTGGTGCCAGAGCCGCCGACCGAGTTCGCACCTTGCCCGGGCATGTCGATGGCCCAGGGCACATCCACGCCCGCGTCAGGGCCAGTGAGAGCAATCGTCGCCAGAGCGAAGCCGCCGCCGCCGCCGCCATTGGCGATGAAGGCGGACTTTTTCATCGCCCCGCCGCCCCCGGCGCCGACGCAGGTGACGACAAGCTGAACCGCTCCAGCGGGGACAACCGCGGTGCCGGAGCCGACCGAGTAGCTCTCCGTATAGGGCGTGAAGCCGCCGCCGCTGCTCAGGAGCAGCCGCCGCCGGGTCTGTGCCGCGATCATCAGGCGTCGGTGGATTGGATGAGGTTCGGCAACAGCCGGATGCCCAGAAGGCGCGCGCCGCCGACCAGCGTTCCGGTCGATGCCTTGCGGTAGACCCGGCCCTGTATCCAGCGCCCCGCCCCGCCATTGGCCGGCGTGACGGTGAAGCGCGCCGTCTTGTGATAGGCCGCCAGCGCGACCACGGCGTCCGCCTGCTCAGAGGCCGACCCGTAAGCGCGGTCGATGACCTCGCCATCAGCAAGGCACGCCGCCTGCGCGCCCCAGGTGATGGTCTGCGCGACCACGCCCGCAACGGGCTCCCACTCGACCTCCGCGTCGAACGCCCCGCCGTTCCAGCTGGCGGGCATCTGCGCGGTGAAATTCATGTAGAGCTGCGTCGCGCCGTCCGCGAAAACCCAGCTGTCATAGGCCACGTCATTCGTGGCGGTTTCGATCAGCGCATAGATGGCGGGGTTCGTCGTCGGCGGGATCAGCGCGCCCGCGATGAACGGGAACAGCGAAAGCCCGATGGTGCGCGGGGCAATTGCAGCGTTCCACGTGGAACCATCCGAAATGAACGTGATCCGCTGCCCGGGCGAAATGCCGAAGAACAGCGAGCCGTTGATCGTCCCCGCCCCGCTGACCTGCACGGTGTCGCTGTAGAGCGTGGCGTTCCAGAGCGTGACCTGGAAGCCGTTGCCGACGCTGACCGCCGTGGGCAGCGTGTCCGACATATCGGCTGCCGCGGTGCGCTTCTTGATGCGCCCGTTATCGCTCGCCAGAACCACATAGGCCGTCGCCGAAACGGTATCGACCGGGGTCAGCGCGGGGTTGGGCAGGTTGAGCGGATCGGGGCTGACCCAGATGGGCGAGGTGTAATCGCCGTCCGCGTCGGTCCAGATCGAGCGGATCAGCGTCGCGGGGTCATAGAAAATCGTCGGGAGGACGCCGAAAGCATTGGCGGCAACCGGGTTTGTCAGCGGCGTCACGCCGTCCTCGTCGGCGTAGACGGTCGTGAGCGTGGTCGTCCCGGACAAAAAGAAGAACGCGAGGCCGCCCGCCACGGGGCGGTTGGAATTGTCGGTGATGCGCGTCTGGGTCGGGTTGTATGCGATCAAGGGGACGCTCCAACGGAAAAAGCCGCCCGGACGGGGCGGCTTGGCGGCATCGAATTTTCGGGTTAGCCTCTCAGGCTATGCACAGCCTGCTCGTCACACTCATCACGCTCGCCATCGTCGGCGGCATGTATCTTTTCCTCGGATGGCAAGGGATGGCCGGGGCGTTCATCACGCTCCTGCTCATCGAAGGCTCGTTCCGCATCCGCTACGGCTTCTGGCGTCCCGACCGCATGTAGGTCAGTTCGCCGGCCACCGGGCCAGCCAGTGCCGCCCCGCTGCCCGCACCCATCGTCGCCGCGGCCGGGATGCGACCAGAGACCGCACGCTGCGCCACCACCGCGCTCGCCGCGTCAGACGCCAGCGCGCCAAGCCCGTCGAGATATTTCCCCACCACCGGCAGCATGGACGGCAGTTTCCCCGCCAGCGACATGAGGCGGCGCATGGAATAGGGCGAGACGGACGGGGCGTAGACGGACGGGTCTTTCGTAGTGACGCGCCGGGCGACGTTCACCCAATTCCCGATGTCGCGGCGCTCGTTCGCGCTGAACAGCGTGCGGGCGACTTCCGGGGACTCGCGCGTGAATTTCTCCCACGCCGTCGCCAGCTTCGCGCCGCTGAATTGCGCCCCGTTCGGCCCCTGTGCGCCCGATGCCTTGTCGGCGATGCGGATGAAGGCCTCCTGCCGGATGGCGTTCCACTCCGGCGAGGTTTCGCCCAGCAGGCCGCGCATCTTGATCAGCCCGGAGCCAAGGTCGCGCTTGTTGCCGTTCAGAGCCGATGACCCGAGGATGAAGTTCGCGGCCTCCTCCGGCTTCACCTTCAGCGCGAAACCCTGTTGCGGATCGCGCGCCACGAGCGAGCCGACCAGATCGCGGGATTTGAACGTGCTGGCAAAGTCGCGGTAATTGGCGCGCGCGGCCCGATATGCCTCGATTGCGCGCTCATCGCCCTCCAAAAGACCGCGATCAAGCCCGTCGTCTAGCGCGCGCTCCAATACCGTTTTTGCCTTGCCAGCGGCCACCGCTTCCTCGCCGCCGGCTCGCTGCACGGCGGACAGGGATTTCAGGGACTGGAACACACGCCCAATCGGGATTGCGCCGTCGTCCTGCAGCCCGCGTGTAAGATCACGGATTTCCGCCTGCACTTTCGGCAGTGTGCGGAGATAAAAGCCTTCCTCGCGCAGAGTCTGATAGACGGACCCGAGCACGTTCCCTGCTTCATCGGCAGGGAAAATTCCACGCGACGCCCTAGCTGCTCCATCCGGCACGTTGCCACCAGTCTGGATCGGCTCAATCGTGGGCTCCTGATAGCGGGAGTTCGCCAGCCGACCAGCCGCCAAATCTTCGGGCGTCTGCCGCTTGATCCCGAGCCCGCCAATTTCGCTCCGCAGACGATCCCGCGCGTTGGCTTCCATGCGCGAACCACGGGAGACGTTCGGATTGCCCGAGCGGCCCGAGATCATGTTCAGGACGTCATTGGTCGTGGACTGGCCGCCTTCGATACCAGGAAACCACCCCTGCTCCTCAAGAGCCTCGCGCACATAGTCGAGCGGCTTGCCGGTGCGGTTGTTGATGAGGCCGGGCGGGAACTTTCCGTCAAAGATGGCGCGGAGGTCGCTGCCTTCGCTTGTCAGCCTCCCTTCGCGGTCAACGATGCGAATGCCGCCCATGCGCTGAATGGTGTTTATGATGCCCGGCGCTGCCTTTTCAGCAGGCGCGCGGGCAAAACGAATGTCTGCCGTCGCCTCGGGGATCATGGCCTCTACGTTTGGCCCGACAGACCCCGCCGCTTCGTCAGTCGGTCCAAACGGAACGCGGCTCATTTCGCCTTCTGCGTCCAAGCGCCGGGCTTCGGCGTAAAGCGCGTCCGCTTTCGCGCGCGCCTCCGCGCCCTTGCTCGCCAGCCGCTCGCTCGCCAGCGCACCGCCCTGACCGCGCTCGATGACCGGCCCGCCCGCGGCCAGGCGCTCCTGCAGCGCAACCGCGTTCGCCCCCAGCGCCTCCTGCTGACGGTTGGAAAACTCGCGCATCACTCCGGCGGCGCGGTCGCCTTCCGCCACCCGCGACAAATTGTATTCCCGCGCCAGTTGCCCCACATCGCCCGTGGTTTGGCCCACAGTGAGCGGAACGGGGACGGGCAGCCCATCGGCCTCCGCCCGAATTTGCGGCGTCACGGGCCGCCCAGAGCGCCCCAGAGCGCGGGCAACCACTGGCGCGATGCCTTCGACCAGCCCCCCGCCGAGGCCACCCACGCCCGCACCCATCGCCCCGCTCAGCAGCCGGCCGCCGGTGCCGCCCTCGCCTTCGCCGACGCCTGCAACAGCGCCATAGCCCGCGCCGATGCCGATGCCCTGCGCGATCCGCCCGCCATAGCTGGCCGCACGGCCCGCCGGGGCCGCCACGATTGTCGGGATCGACCCGGCAAGCTGGCCGATGGCCGCCGCGACCGGACGCTTTTCGGCGAAGTCATTGCGCACGCCGCGGAACTGGTCACGCGCGCCCGCATAGCCGGGGATCATGTCTTCGCGCCCGGCAATCGCCGCAGCCGCGCCCATGCTGAGCGGCATGAGGCCGCCGCCAAGGGAGGCGCTGATGCCGGCCGCCTCGTCACCGAATCCGCCGGTTGCGCCCTGGATCACGTTCGCGCCCAGCCCGCGGGCATACTCGCCATCCGACATGACTTGGCCCGAAGCTTTGCCCAGGACCGTGCCTTCCGGCGGCTCAGCGGCAACCGCGCCGCCATATTTCTCCCACGGCTTGGGCTTTGCGGCACCCCCGCCGTATTTTTCCCAAGGGCCGGGCACTTACTGCACCTGCTCCCACGCGTTCGGGTCGCTCGGATTGCCGCCCTTGAAGCGGTAGCCGTCTTCGATCGTCCCGGGCTGGGGGGCGCCGCCCTGAGGCTGGTTAATGCCGCCCGTAGGAACCTCCCCGGACAATGGCTGTCCAAGCCCCGCCCTCATGCTTTCATTCACCGTGCGGCGCGCCTCGCGCTTGCGCATGATCGTCTGCTCACTATCGCCGAACTGCGGCAGATAGGTCTTGCGGTAGCGGTTCATTTCGCTGTCTGGGATCGCGGCGCCGGACTCCTTGCGCAACACCGATGCGATCCACTCGTCCCCGAGCTGGTCAGCGATCTGATAGTCCTGGCTCACCATCGCGTTGCCGACGAAGGGCACGCCGGCCGCGGCATTGTCGCCCGCGCTCGCCAGCGCGCCATCGACAGCATCTAGCTTCGACGCCGTGCTTTCGGCGCGGTTGAGGAAATATATGTCCTTCGACTGCGCTTCGGTGCGCTTCATCGTGCCAGGCGCGACCGTCACAGTGCCGTCCGCGCCAACAGTGACGCCGCCGCTCGCCCCCTTCGTCGCCGGATCGGCCGGGCCGCCCGGAATGAACGCGAGGTCGCCGGTTTCGGTGTAGCGGTAGCCGCTCGGGGCTTTCATGCCGGTGGGGGCGTTGCCGTCCGCGCGCTTGCCGATCTGGTCGTAGATGTTCGCGCCGTAGAGCGCCGTCCGCTGGTTGGCGTTCGAAATGTCCGCGCCCGTCTTCCAATCCGCACGGCTGTTGTCGATGCCGATGTCCTGCGTCTTCGCGCCGATCAGCCCAATGTCGGCCCCGATCTTGTCCTGCTTCAGCTGGCTCTCAGGGTCCGTCAGGCTCGCATAGATCGGCTCGATCAGATCGACCGTGATGCCGTTGATCGTGTCGCCCGCGTTCGGGAACTGCGTCAGCGCCCATTTCTTGACGTTGCCGAGCCGCGCTTCCTGCTCCTCCGGCGTCGCGCCGCTCTTGATGTAGCGGAACGCGTTGACGATCGGCGCCAGACCCTCCTGCCGCTTCGCCGTCTCCGCCTGCTGGCGCGCCTGCTCCACCGCAGCGCCCTTGATGGCGAGGTCTTGCCCCGCCTGCTGGCCGCCAAGGAACGACTGCCCGAAGGCCGGCATCAAGCCCTGAAGCGCGATAGTTGGATCGGCCATGCGTCAGCCCAGCCCGAAGAATTTGAGGATGCCCGACGCGCCGCCGCCACCCTGCCCCGAAAAGCTGCCCAGCGACGTGCCGAGGCTATTCAGCGCGCCGGTCCACGCGTTCGCGCTGCCCATCGTGCCCGCCGCCTGTGCCGTGCCGAGGTTGCCGTATGCGCCATTCACCTGCCCCGCGAGGTTGGCCGAGACGTTCCCGGTGCCTGCCGCGGCGTTCTGGCCGAGGTTCGCAAGCTGGAACTGCTGGTTGAGATACGACTCCCACCGCTGGTTGCCGAGGTCTTCGCCGAAACGCATCAGGTCCATGCCCTGCCGGCCGGAGTTGAGCCGTCCGCGCGACGCCGCCGATCGGTCCAGCGCCTGCACGCCGGTGTTGAGCGCCGACTGAAAGCCCGGCCCGCGCTGAAACTGATCCAGCGCCCGCTGCGTCCCGTCGCCGCCGTTGTGCCCGAGCGCGTCCAGATACGCCGCGAGCCCCTGCCCGCCGCCGATCATGAATGGATACTGGTCCGACCGCTGCTGCGCGTTCGTCTGCTTGAGGTAGTCCAGCCCCTGCTGAAACTGGCTCGCCTGCTGCTTGGCGGCTTTCGAGGCCGCGTTGCTTTGCAGGAAGCCGCTGATGAGCGAACCAATGGGCATCGCGTCAAATCCTCTGGAAATACATGGTGTCGGCCGCCTGGTAGCCGTGGCGCTCGTAGAGGTCGGACGCGGCCTTGTTGTCCCGGTGCGCCGAGAGCGTGAACATCGTCGCCCCAGCCGCCTTGGCGCGCTTCTTGGCTTCCGCGATCAGCTTGCCCCCGCCGAACCCGCGCGCGCTGTCATGCGCCCATACGATGCGCTCAGAGGCGATCAGGTCTTCAGAGACGGGGCTTTCGTAGAGTTCGATCCAGATCATCCCCATGCCGTCATCGCGCATCAGGACGATGTTGCAATCGGGGTGCATGACCGCCAGGCAGAGGCGGAGTTCCACGCGGGCCGGGGAGAGCGTCGCCAGCTTGCCGAAGTCGCTGGCCTCGTAGAACTGCGCCGCCATCCCGCACAGCACGGGGAGGTCGGTCAGCCGGGCGGGGCGGATCACTAAGCCCCGACCGCCGTCATGTAGGTTTGCAGGGCCGTGTAGTAAGCAGCCGTCCGCCCTGCGAGATTACCCCCGAGAGACGCGCTCGCCACTTCGTCGCTGGAAAAACTTGTAGGCACCCCAGCCACATTGGCGGCACCTATAAAAATGCTCAGGGAGTCGAGCGCCAGCGCGGCGTCTGCGGCAGATCCAAGAGACGCGCCATCCCTGAAAACCTCCTTGGCGTTGCTTGCAGACCGATTGGCGATAAACATGCCGTTACTCCCGGGCGTTGTGACGGGTCCAGAAGCATCGTTAATGCGCCCGAAACACCCGGCCGCCGTGAAGAACGGGAAAATTGCAATGCCGCCCGAGTTGCCGCTGATCAAAGCAGCTGTGTTGGCGGCGCGGTTCGTCCTGTTCCACGCCATGATATGCGCAGCATTCAAGGTGAACTGCACCCCATCAGTGCTGGGGTTGTAAGTCGTATCGACATAGCTGGTCGAGCCGTCGCCCGCATAGCCGCGATCCGCCGTGAACGTCGGGCTGTTGACCGCTGTCAGGGCGAACGCTGCGGGGTTCTTCCAGTTGAGGCCCGCGGCTTGGCTGTCGGCGGCGGCAAGGACGTAGAGAATATCCAGAAGGGGCCAGACGCCCGCGGCCTTGAGCGATATCACGAGGTTGTTGATGATAGCCTGGCGGGCCGCCGTGGGCGGCGTCGTCATGGCTGCGATCACCGCCGCCGCAGACGCGTCGATCCCGAGCCCGCCATACCCCTGCACCAAGGGTTGGCTTAGAAACTGGCTCATCAGACGCTCGTGACGTATTCGACCGCGCCGTCGACCTGCACAGCGGCGGACAGCGTGATCCGCAGAGCCGTGTTGACCGTCGTGCTATAGTAAGGCCGCGAGCGGAAATCCAAGACCACGCCACCTCCAGCAACCGAGAAATTGAACACCTCAAGCACGGTCGCGCCGTCGAGGATGCTGACGATGACCGCGCCGGCTACATTCAGCCGCAGCGCATAGACGCGCGTTTTCTGCAAGGCGACCGCTGCCACCAGATCGGTCGTCGCCGCAGCCGCTTTGTTGATGCGGAGGAAGGTCAGATCGGGCGTTGTTTGCAGAACCGGGACGCCGGTGCCGCTCGGCGAGGACGGGCCATTGACGATGATCGGGTTGCCCGCCGTGCCGGTCGCCGCGCCTGCCGCGTCGCTCAGCGCCACAACCGCCTTCGCCGCCCCGTAATTCGGTGCGTTAACTGCTTCTGCCATGCTGGCCTCTATTGCTGAACGGGGGTGGTCGAGAGCGCGTCAAGCGCCGCGTTGAGCGCGGTAATCGTCGCGCCGTCATCCGCCACAAGGGCGTTTGTCTGGGTCTGGAGCGCCGCCACGAGCGCGTTGAAGGCCGTCTTGAGCGCGTTCGCGAGGGTGGCGATGCTCTGCACGTCCGCCTGCACATAGCCCGCGGTCTGCGCATTGGCGTTCGCCGTCGCCACCGCGCCATATGTCACCGTCGCCGCGGTCTGCGTCACCGGCTCGATCGAGGCGATCACGTCCTGCTGCTGGAACCGCGCCGTCACCATGCGCGTCCAGTTGAACTCAGTCTTGTTCCGGTCTTTCCAGTCATAGGCGCGCAGCGTCGGGAAACCGCTCACGGCGCGTTCGTCTCGATAATATCGACCCAGCCGCCGGTCAGCCGCAGCGGCACGGCATCCGTCACGCGGAACAGCAGGTCGTGCTGATACGCCTGACCCTGCGGTCCCCAGTTGATGTTCTGGAAATACTCGCCCTCAAGCCCCATCGACTCGCCGAACCAGCCGTCCCAGGTTCGGCCGCCGTCCTGCGCAATCGCCATGAGGCAGTCCCCCGCCTCGGTCAGCGTGCCCGTGCCGGTGTCCAGATCGAGCTGGATACGCATGAGGTCGGTCTGGCGCCCCACCGCGCCAATCGGCGGCGTGCGAAACTCCCGCACCAGCGGCTCGCCCAGATCGTCATTCGCGTCGAACGTCATCCGGCAGAGATTGCCGAACGGGTCGCCGACGATGTTGGCCCCATCCACGAAGGCGGAGCAGGTGAACCGCGCCGGCGGAAACGCCCCGCCCAATTCCGTCACGCCCGTCGTGGTCTGGTGCCAGATGCCCGTCGTGGCGTCATAGGTCACCGACCCGCTGTCCATCACCAGCGTGTAGAACGAATGGCCGTCGACAGCCCAGATATACGCATAGGCGAGGTCAACGCGGGCCGCCTTCGCGATCAGGCGCTCAACCGCATGGTTGCTGATGCGCTGCGCGTCATAGCCCGACGCCCGGTAGACATAGAACCCGCCGCCCGTGCCCTGCCCGAGCCAGAACAGCGTATTGTCAAACACGATGGCGGCCCCGCGCGCCAGGCAGCCCACGTCAGGGTTGACCGCGCTCCGCTCAAACGGGAAATCCGCCTGCCCCGTGTTCGGCCAGACCTCAAAACCGTTCAGCCCCATCATCCACGGCTCGTTGTTCACCACCCGGATGCACGTCAGCGGGTCCGCCTTGCTCTCCGCCGTGGCGCGGTCGAGCGAGGTGAACACCGTGTAGTCGTCAATCGCTGTGATGGCGAAGCTGTCCCCCTTGGGCGAGGAAATCAGGCCGATCCCGTTGACCGTCGCGATGCTCGAGCCGCCCGTGAAGTCGGGGTCGGTGACCTCCGTGAACACATCGGTCTGCGTGTCCCACACGAACAGCCGCGTCTCGGCGAGGACCGCGACCTGATAGCGGTTATTGTCCATTTCCACGCGATCGGACCCGGGGATCGCCCCCAGCCGCGTGCCGACGCCATCGGCCGCGACGCTGTAGAGTGAGCCGCCGGCCACGACATAGAATTTCTCGGTGTAGCGCCCGACGTCATTGTTGGCGGGGACCAGCAGGCAGCCCCGAACCGGGCCGTTCAGCGTGCCGTAGCGCACCAGCCCCGGATAGGACTGCAGCACGAAGGCGCTCTTGCCCTTGATCTGCTCGGCATAGCAGTTGATCCACGCCGCGACGCTCTGGCTCTTGACCCGGGAGACGTCGTAATTCGGGTCGAGCGCCAGCGGGAGGGTCGCCATCCTCAGAAATACACCGCTGGCACAGGCGCGGGGCTCATCGGCAAGCCGCACGCCTTCGCGAACGTCGCCTCGCCCTCCATTTCGGTCTGCGCAAAGGGCTGGCCCTTGAAGCCATACGAAAGCCGGGCACACAGCACGATCCCGACGCCTTCAAGAGCCGCCTCGGGCATCAGGTCGAGCGGCCAGTCAGCCAGCCCGCGCCGCCACCATTCATCATAGAGGCGGCGATAGGCCGCCGTGACCTTCTTCGCGTCCTGGGGCCGCACAGCGCGACCCGCGCCGACCACGTTGAGGCGGAACAGCACGTGTTCCGCGATCTCTTCGGGACCGATCAGGCCGTCAGGCTGCGGCATGGTCAGCCAGCCTTGCGCGGACGGCCGGGCTTGCGCCGCTCGGGCTCGTCAAGGTCGGTGATGCGCTCGGGTTCGGGCTCCGGCTCAACCGGCAGCGCCACAGCCTCCAGCGGAAACTCGAAATGCCAATTCCCTTTCAGGAAATCGGCAACAGTCTCGGGCACATTCACCCACTCGCCCTTGGGGAAGCGGCAGCCGTGCGCGATCAAGACCGCGGGGCCATCGCCTTTGCGGTCGCCGATGAAACGAATGAGCATGAAACCTCGAAAGGAAAGGGCGGAGGCTTCCCCCCGCCCGCTTCGCCTTAGCTGAACACCGTCGCGCTGTAGTAGCCGACCATCCACACCCGAAATGAGCCGGTCGCGCCCGTCGCCGGGCCGGTCGGAACCGCCCACAGGACGTTGGTGGGCGCCGTGAACTGGTAGCCCAAGCCCGCCGTGGTGAGGCTCTGCGCCGCCGTCCCCGCCTGCATGACGGTGGAGGAGGACGCAAACCGCGTCGCAGAGCCAGCGTCGCCGATATTCAGCACCGCGGTCGGCGCACCGTTCGTGTCCATGTCGGTGGACTCGATCAGCGTGTAGAGGCAGGTGAACCCGGCCGGGGCCGTGAAGCAAATGCCGTTGTCGAGGTTCGCCAGCGCCGTGGTGACGCTGATCAGCCCCGAGTCGAGCGTCCGAAGCGCGCCCGCGTCGCCGACAGGGCCGGATTGCGGGACGTTGTTGGTGTAGAAGAGGCCGTTATACTGAGCCATCAAAGTAATCCTATCCAAGAGGGGGGTTAGCAAGCTGCCGTTGGCGCTTGCGGGTTAGGAACTCTGCCTTGCGAATGCGCCTGCACTGCTTGCAGTTACGGACTTGCGCTCGCCCCTTTACTGACGGCGCGAGGTAGATGTTGTCGGCCGTCAGTTCGTGGCCACGAAGGCAATAGGCTTGCCCTCTCTTTTTCGCGTTGATCGCCTCTGGTGCATCGCCACGCAGGTAATTCACGGCCGGCGTGACGACCTCTAGATGGTCAGGGTTTACGCACCGCCGATTGCGGCACAGATGATCTGTGTGCATCCCTTTGGGGATTTTCTTCCCCTTACGATGCTCCACCATCAGGCGGTGCGTGTATTGCTGCCGTCCTTCGTGGGTGATCTGCCCATACCCGGCCTTCGTCAGCCCCTTAGTCCAGACCCAACAGTTGTTAGGGCCCATGACAACACTATCGAGGATTTTTTCGATAACAGAAGTCACAGTAAATCTCCTTTGTTAGAGGAGAATACCCTTACACGTTAAGCAGAGGCAGAGCCAGCGACGTATACAGTGACCATCCCCTGCTGGACGTTGTTGAAAACCAGCTTCTCGACGCCGCGCAGTTCCTGGATGGCGACACCCGGGCGGAAGCGGTAGTCGGGAAGAAGGTCGGTGACGGGAGTGGGCTGCTCGCCCCACGCAATCGCCGCCGCCTGCGCGCCGCACAGGAAGCAGGGCTCGATGGGCGTGCCGGTGCTGGAGGCCGTCGCGAACGCAGACGACGTGGTGAGGATCGTGGTGATCTCCGGCACGCAACGGAAGATGATGCCGTCGTAGATCAGGTCGCCGTCCTGGAACAGCGGGTTGCGATCCATGCCCATCGCTTCACGCGCGCGGGCGTCGCGGTTCGCGGCGATCATCGCGGTGTCGTTCTGAAGGTCACGCATCGCGCGCTGCCCCAGGAACATCACGAAGTATTCGCGCGCTTCCGAGTCCTCGACCTGGAACGGCCGGATGTGCGGGTTCGCCAACACGGCCAGTTCCTTCGCCAGCATCGCAATGCCGGTGGACATCTTCATCGCCGTGGTGATGTTGGCGAGCGACGCGCTGTGGTCGGTGCCGGACGTGTTCGCCAGCGCATTGCCGAACAGGATGCGGTCGAGGTTGTTGCCGAGCCAGGTATCCTTCTGGCCCTCATCCGCCGCGGCGCGAACCACGTTGCCGTCGTCGTCCAGAATCTGCACCATCGGGTAGTTGGCGCCCGAGGCCCAGGCCGACG